TAATGTCAGTTCCAGTTAATTGTTGTATTAAATTTCCGCCAATGGTAAACCGTATATTTTTAATCATCATTGCTCCTAAATTTTTAATCCACTTGAATTCATACGGAACCCATTGTTTTATATCTCCATCTACATATGGATAAATAGGACTATATATATCAGGTATGTTGATTACAAAATACGTATCCATTAATAGTTCGGCATACCGTCGTATTTTAAATTGATAATTTGTTTCTGTATTCACCCCTAATTGCCGTAATCCTTCATAATCTATCCTAAAATTTTGTATACCAAAGTTAGTAATACGTTTATATGTACTTGACCAATATGTTTTTTGCGGATTACCATGTAAAATAATATTTTGATTTCCTACTGCAACTAAATTTAATATGCCGCCTACCATAATTAATAGGTAATATAATTTGTATTTAATATATTATTTGGTTTGAATTTTAATAGATCAATCGTTTTATTTGTAGTTTTAAACAAATCCGAACCATAGATATCTTGTAATAATAGCCATTCAAATAAACCGCCTACATATATATAAACTATTCCGCCTAATTTAGTAATTTGGTTGTATTTTACATAAATAGATTCGTCATTACTGTTTTTACCATATACAATAATAGTATGTTTTGTTTGAATTGCTCGTTCTACTTCATGTATTTCTTGTCCAGCTGGAACAGTTTTATAGATAAGTAATGTCTGTTCCTGTTCAGGTAATGTATTGATAAGTAAAATACGTTCATTCGTTTGTGCATATTGCACATCTTGAAAACATACTTTTTTTGTAATTTGATTTCCCATGATATTGTATGTTTACAGTATTTAATTAAAATTGAAACAAATAATTTTATTTATTTAGTATAAAAATGTCTACTCCTCTTGTTCAGCTTCCCCCTATTATTGTGCGGTCGTCCAGCATTCAAAAGGTAGAAGATGCCATCACCAACATATTCAAGACACAGTGCATCAAAAAGTGTAGCTTTGAGGAACAAAACATTGCACTCATTTCATTTTTGCCAATGCAATCGGCAGTATGTATGGAGTTTTACAATAAACTCCGTTCACCTGTTACACTTCACTATAACGGAGCTCAGTTTATGATTGAATCTCAATATTATGCCAACATTTGAGTTAAATAATGGTAAATATAATAAGCAGAGTATTTAATGAAATTAATAGATATTCCTGTTTTTTTTATATGTCCAAGTCACAATGCCAAATATTTAGCAAGAGAAAAACACATGCACGAACTTTTAAACCAAATTGGATTTAAATCAATTACACATTTTAAATCTGGAACAGAATTATACCCAACATGTCTTGTTCAAGCAACAATTGATATTTTAATTAATCATGTGGATGATAACCCTATTATTATTTTAGAAGATGATATAGAATTGTATATGCCAATAGATTCAACTACACATATTGATTTACCAGAAGATACAGATGCATTTTATTTGGGATTGTCCAAAGATGGTGGTTCAAAAACGATTAATTTACATGACGGTCCATCTATAATTAAAAAAATATCAAATACTCATATTCAAATTTTAAATATGTTATCTGCCCATGCAATTTTATACAAATCTAAACGCTATAAACAGCGAGTAATTGAAAGTTTGAAAAATATTTTGGACAAACCTAGATACAATAGTGATGTAGTAATATCGCGATTACACTCTGAACATAAAATTTATGGATATTATTATCCGTTGTTTTATCAATCTGTTAAATGGGGTAATGTGCAACATACCGAAAACCAAACCAAATTTTATTTTATAAATTAAAAAAATTGAATATTAAAAATAATTCAAATATGTATATAACTATGTCTATCCTTGTTGATAAAAAGGGAAAGTTGTCTGTGATTGAAAACGTTCTGGTTGAAAATTACGGCAAACGAAAGTGCAGTTGGAAACTACATGGGAAAACAGTGTATTTGTACGGCCGAACAAAACAACGGGATCGTCCTATTGTAAAATATGATTTCCCTCCTCCCGTAGATATAAAGACATTTTATGGTGAATGTTTGCTAGTCAATCCAAGTGGTCCATTGACAGTTGAAGAGTGGGAAAATATGTATGAAGAGTTGATGGGAGGGTTTGAAGATATTCATTCGGAATCAGACATGTCACAAGAGGAAAATACTGGACTACCTCGGACAAAACACGGATATGAATTAGATGGGTTTGTAGTAAATTCAGATGATGAATAAACTTTAGCATATTTTTTTAATCTAAATAGAATGTATGGCTAGATGTAAACCAAAGACACGTAAATGTGTAGATGGTAAATGTTATCGTAAAAAAACATCGCGTAAAAAGACTAAAAGGCCTCGGTGCCGTAGTGGAACACGGCGTTGCAGGGATGGAAAATGTCATGTATTAACAAAAATTGATTTAAATCAATAAAATGAATGATTTATAATATGAGGACTGTAGAAAATCCAGAACATTTCCGTTCTACGATCAAAACTACCTTAAATACAATTATTCAAGATACACACAATTCAAATGTTGTTGAAAACGGTATTTATAATTATACGATTCAAGAATGTACCAATCGTAAAATTATAAAAAAATGGAATAATCCATATTTTGTAGAAATATACATATCCAAATTTAAAACATTATTCGTCAATTTAAAATCCGAATATGTCCAAGAACTAGTTAAAAAAGATCCAACTAAAATTGCATACCTTTCTCATATGGATTTTAATCCAGACAAGTGGAAAACACTTATTGAAAAACAAAACCAAATTAATGAATCTATGCTGAATAAAAAATTAAAGGCAAATACAGATCAATTCAAATGTCGCAAATGTGACGGGAGAAATTGTAATTATTATCAACTGCAAATTCGTTCTGCAGATGAACCCATGACATCATTTATTACGTGTATTGATTGCGAACACAAATGGAAAGTAAATTAATTAATAGTATATATGAATACGTATATTCAAAATTTTCAATCATTTAGTAAAAAATTAGTATATGATTTTAAATTAGGTGATGGAGGAATAGGAGATAACATTAAATTTTTTATGTACATGCTAGAATCATGCATGCAAACCAACACACAATTATACTACAAAAAAAATAATATAGAAATTGAAAAGTATATCAAATTGAAATATGACATAATGTACATTAATGATACTGAACTGAATCAACTTCAATATATTAATGTAATAAGACCATATGCATTATACTCATCTGTAAATTACAATTATAGCATACCAGTTAGCGATGTATTTTATTTTTCGGACGAAGTAAAAATAAATAAATCACGCATATTTCCACCCATCACCAATTATGTTTCAGTACATTTAAGGTTGGGGGATAAATATTTAGAAACAGATAAAAATTATGTTTTATGCAAAGAAGATGTACGAGAATTTTCACAACAAAAAATACATAAATTTATTGAAGATAACGTCAATGAAAATATATTTTTTTGTTGCGACAATAAAAAATATAAATTAGATTTGAAAACCAAATATAATAACATTATAATTACCGATTGCGATATAGGACATACTAGTTTGTCCAATACATCAAGTGAAAGTATATTGAATGCAGTAACCGAATTTTATATATTAACTAATTCTAGGTGTATATTTGCAGGTTCAAGTAGTGGATTTTCTATAATAGCATCAAAATTTAATAACATTCCATTATTGATGTGATTGCAAGTTATCGGTGAAGTGTGGGAGTAGGAGTAACACGATTTACTATTGGAGGAGGTTTATCTTCATAATATTTTCCTTCTTCACCGCATAAATTATCATAATTTCTTGCTACAGAACAAAAATAATGTTCGGATTTATTTTTTCTTTTTCCAGTTATAAAATAGTTAATATCATCTTTTGGTTGCAATAACATTGCACATTTACCAAATTCAATGGATGTAACCAATGGTTTCAAAAAATGCCTGCAATTTTTACATAATTTTGGGTTTAAAGGAGCCATAGATGTGACAGAACGTGAAAAAAAAGAATACAATAACATGTACGTTGATGTTTTCATTTATTTATATTCGTAAAAAATGTTTAATATCTTTAAAATAAAATTGATATGGATTTAAACACTTGTTGTGTATAACAAAATGAACACCATCAAATTAACACCCCGAAATGTCCGCGACTTTATCGGTTGCAAAGTTATTTTGGTTTTGGGGAAAAAGTATATTGTAAAACAACTGCTAGATGTTCATAATTCGGGAAATTTTATACACATAGAATATCCAGAATTGCAAAACCGTTTGAACATTGTATTGCACACTACATATGTTTTGGTATAAACTTGTATTTTTTTTGAAAGTTTACCGTGGGAAACCAACGAGGTTGGCACCAATGCCGAACCCAGCCCCAGTTCTTGCAGTGACACCCATGCTTGGAATGTAGGTGTCTAGAATAGAGAAAGTTGCGGCAGCGGTAAGTGCAATAAGCGCAACTTCGTCTAAAGAAAGACCTTTGCCTTTGGGAATAACATAGGCAGCAATTGCAACCATTAAACCTTCAACAACATATTTGATAGCACGTTTCACTAATTCTCCTAAATCCAACATTATATATTATAAAAATAAAAAATATTAATTATTATTAAAACTTAAATATTGAATATTGTATTAATTATGTCTAAAGTTGTTGATTTATTGGAAGAAGATAAACCGATCGCCCAACAAAAGTTTGTGTGCGTATCATTTGTTTCTCCCGAAAACATAATCAAGTCTAAAGAACAGTTTTGTTTTGAACAATTTGTCAAGACATGGGATATGGTAAAGTCAGTTGAAAAATATGCTAAATTTACTGCATTCTTGGCTTACAAATATCATTTAGATACCGATCAAATTACAAATGATTTGACTGAATTTTGCAAGGAAGAGGGTGAAGTCCTAAATTCTAATTCGGTTGCCGATGATTACAAGAATTTTTTGGATAAAAATCTAGATGCACTTGAGCAGGAATATAGCAAGCAACATAATTTCCAAACTAACACACGTGGCCTGAAGATTCGGGGTGTATACCCTTCACAAGAAGAAGCCGAAGTTCGTGCCAAAATGTTGCGTGAAAATGATCCATATTTTGACGTCTTTGTTGGACCAGTTGGTATATGGATGCCTTGGGAGCCAGATGCTTACCGAACAGGTAAGGTTGAATATTTGGAAACTCAGTTGAATGAGTTGATGGCCAACAAAAAGGCAAATGAAGAAAATGCTAAAGATTATTTCAACAAGCGTGTAAAGGACACCAAGCGCAAGGCAATGGAAGATAATATTAAAAAGGCAACTGAAACTGGTAATAAGCTAACTCAGACATTGGATGCAAATGGAGATCTTATTGGTGTAAAGAATGTGGTAGACATGAAAGAAATCAGTGCTACACTTTTTGAACGTGAAAATATTAGTATTTCTAAGCAGAATAAATAAATTTAGTTAATATTATCATTTACAAATGTAAGAAATTCTTCAGCTGTACGAGAACCAGAATACTCTTTTGTTTTAGATCCATTCATAAAGAAAATACGAGGGAATGTAGTTGTATTTGTTTTTTTCAACAATATGTTTACATCAGGATTATCTGTATCGCTGCAATTTACAGTTATCATTTTGTCCGATGCACTTTCTGCGGCTTTATCCCATTCAGGTTTTAAATCCTTGCAAAAGCCACAACTATCATTGTACAACAATACTACAACTTTTTTATTTGCAACATTCTCAAAAAAAGATTTTGCACTAGATTCAAATCCTTCCGATGAAGTCATAAAAGCAGCGGCACACGCTAGTATAATTAAAAATAATACATATGCAGGGAGTGCATTTTTAAACATAGTATATATGTTTAAAAATATTTAATTTATTAAGCAACATTGGAATGTACAAATTGAAGAATATCCTCTTCTTTGCGAGGACCTTCATAATCCGATACAATATTGCCGTCATCCATCAAAACCATCCGTGGGAAACTGCTTGTTTCTGTATTCTTTAATAATGCTTGTAC